AACAGAAGAGCAAAAACAGTACATAAAAAACAATATGTCCAAAATTTCAAATCTAAATGAACTCACCCAAAAATGTTTTAGGGATAATGATTTAGATGGTCGGACGAAGGAGGGGAGATCTGTGCGTGAATATTTAATAGAGAATAATATTGATTATAAAACAACCCGCCGCAAACCACAGGACAAAATTGAATTAAGCGATTCTCAAAAAGACTTTATTATCCAACAGGCCGAAGAGGGCTTGTCGTCTTTAGAAATTGCTAAACTTATATTTCCAAAAAAACAAGTAAAGCCGCTAAGTAATGAACAGCGAACGGTTTTGGCGCATATTAACGAGATCAACCCTGATTTCGTGCCGTCACAAGACTACGCCTCCGTTAACGACTACGTTGCGCCTAAAAGCTCAAGTCGGGTGTTAAAAAAGATCAATGATGCTACAGGCTTAGCTTTAGAAGAGAACAAATTAAATAGACAAAATCAAATTTGTGTAAAAAGGCTCCAAATCAATCTTTCCAATAGTAGATTTTTAAAAATCATCAATAATTATCTTAACAAACAGGACAGGGAGTTATTCGAACAGGAATTTATTCGCTTGAGTTGGGATAAGCCTGATTTAACTGCTGATGAATTGAATCTATACCTTAACGTATGCAAAGAGGTTATTAACTTGGAGGTCGTGTCCGCTCTCCTGAATAAACTCAACGATATGTTTGACGTGAATGGGGATCAGACCGAAGTGACCTTGCGTCTTTCGGATATTATCAAAACAAAATCACAAGAATATCATCAATGTGAAACCCGCATTGAGAATTTGACTAAAAAGCTACAGGGTGATCGTGCTGAGCGCATGAAGAAGAATCAAAAGGATAGTGCGTCATTTTTAGCTATCGTTCAGATGTTCCAAGAAGAGGAAGAGCGGAAAAATATGGTTCATATGGCAGAAATGCAAAAAAAACTTATTAAAAAAGAAGCTGAGCGTATGGAAGGCATGGCGGAGTGGAAGGCTCGAATCTTAGGTATCAGTCAGGACGATGCAATTTGAATGTAAAGAGTGCGACAACGCGTTCGATACACAACGCGGCCTGCATATGCACATCAAGAAGCACGAAATGCTTCTTGGTGATTACTATGTCAAAAATTATCCACGATTTGACAGGTTGACTGAGAAGCCTATCGAATTCAAAAATGCCAAGCAATACTTTTCTATAGATTTTAACAGTACCAGAAGTATGAACCTCTGGTTTGAGAAAGCTCCCGAAGATGAAGTAAAAAAATATATTTTGGAGAAGTTTAAAAAAAGAATAGAAAAGAAGAACCTCAAATACGCTCCATCGAGCCTGTATTTGAAGACGGGCGACTGGCCTACGCTAGATGTCATAAAAAAGCTGTTCGGCAGTTACAACGCATTCTGTGGGCAAATAGGGGTAGTCCCTGCGTATGGAGGGAATATATGTAAAGAGTTTTTTGAATATTATGATGATAAAGAGATTTGGATCGACACTAGAGAGAGTAGACCTCTAAATTTTAAAAATTCTTATGTTTTTAAGTTAGACTTCGGCGATTACACACTACCCCCAAAAAATTACACCTATACCAATGTAGAGAGAAAGTCATTCCAAGATTTTGCCGCTACCGTGACCAATGGGTATGACAGGTTCATTAAAGAGATAGAAAGGTGCCAGAGTTTGGGGTGCTTTCTGTTTATTGTTGTTGAGGCCGATTATAATAAAATTTATAAGACGAATAGTGCTGCTTACAAAAAATTCAATATGGGATTTGTGTTTAGCAGAATGAGGTCCATAGAAGCTCAATTTAGTCATTGTTGTCAATTTGTGTTTAGTGGATCGAGAAAAGATAGTGAGGCATTAATACCCAAGATCCTCAACTGTGGCAAGAAGTTATGGAACGTTGACTTGCAATATTTTTGGGAAAAAGAATTAGAAAAAAATGGCTTGGATAAAGGGCAACCAGAAACTCCACAAGAGGTTCAAAGATATAAATCAAGAAATACTTTCAACAGAAGGTTACATCGAAGAAAGAGAGGCTAAGCTTTTACTTTATAAATTCTTAAGGGATAACCCATCTTTCGCTTGCGAGTTATTCACAGGTGTTAAGTTGTTTCCGTTTCAGCATATGGCTATCAAGTCAATGATGGAGACGGATTACTTTCTAGGGATATGGAGCCGAGGAATGAGTAAATCGTTCTCTACTGCTGTGTTTGCCATCCTAGACGCTATAATGAATCAAGGGGTGCAAATTGGAATCATCTCCAAGTCATTCCGTCAGTCTAAGATGATCTTTAAAAAGATTGAAGATATAGCGATGAGCCCCAAAGCTGAGTTTTTATCTCAGTGCATAACGAGGACATCAAAAATGAATGATCAATGGGTTATGGAAATAGGTAGAAGTAAAATTATTGCTTTGCCTCTTGGTGATGGTGAGAAACTTCGAGGTTTCCGTTTCCAGCGTATGATTATTGATGAGCTCCTCCTTATGCCTGAGAAAATCTTCAATGAGGTTATTATGCCTTTCCTTTCTGTTGTCGAGAATCCTACTGAACGTCAAGAAATGTATGATTTGGAAACTCAGATGATTGAGGAGGGTAAAATGGAAGAAGATCAGAGAATAAAATGGCCAAATAACAAAATTATTGGTTTATCATCTGCCTCGTATAAATTTGAGTATTTGTATAAGCTTTATCAACAATACGAGAACCTTATTATTAATGAGAATAAACAAGATGGCGCTCATAGGGTTATTATGCATTTTAGTTATGATTGTGCTCCTCAACAGCTGTATGATCAAAATTTGATTAACCAATCTAAGTCAACAATGAGTCAGTCTCAGTTTGATCGAGAGTTTGGCGCTGTATTCACTGATGATAGTTCTGGTTACTTCAAGGTCAGTAAAATGGCTGCTTGTACCATTCCCGACGGCGAGGGGCAGTGTGTCGAAGTGATTGGCGAATCTAGCTCTAAATACATCCTCGCATTTGACCCTTCTTGGTCCGAGAGTGAAAGCTCAGACGATTTCGCTATGCTTTTAATAAAGATACACCCAGAGACGAGAAAAGGCGTTATAGTGCATAGCTATGCGGTTTCTGGATCTAATCTTCAAGCTCACATTAGATACATGGCTTATCTGTTGACTCACTTTAATATTGAGATGGTGGTGGGTGACTACAACGGGGGCGTGCAATTTTTAAGTGCTTGTAAGGAAAGTGGTATATTTAAAAAATTAAATTTAAAAATAGATACAGTAGAGGCTGACTTAGATGACTCTAAAGATTACGCCAAAGGTCTTAGGCAGCTCAAAAAATCAATAGATAAAAGCTCAAGGAAATTTGTCTTTTTAAGAAAGCCCAGCTCTATATGGATTCGTTTCGCTAACGAGAGTCTGCAAGCTTCATTTGACCATAAGAGGTTGTTTTTTGCTGGTTCTGCTATGGACGATAACTATAACATGCAGCGAAAAGCAAATATCCCTATTGAGGATCTAAAGTTCTTAAGAAACAAAGATGCTGAAGAGAAAAATAAAGCAGCTAAGATGATTGACTTTGTTGAGCACCAAAGAGATATGATGGACCTTATAAAAGTTCAGTGCGCTCTAGTTCAAGTTACTACTTCGCCACAAGGGACACAGAGTTTCGATTTGCCGCCTAACCTCCGCAAACAGAGAAGCTCTGATAAAGCCCGAAAAGATTCTTACTCCGCTTTAGTTTTAGGTAATTGGGGAATGAATGTATACTTTGACATGTTGGCCGACGAAGGCTCTGATGTAATGGAAACATTTACCCCAATGTTTATTTCTTAACTTTTAAAAGTTAGAAAGTGACTTTCCGTGTAATATAATAATGTCATGGCAAGGAAGTACACGAAACAATCAGATTATTGGACTAAATTCAATAAAAGCAATAACTTAGAAGGATTAGCTATGAGCCAAGCTCATCAAGAAGACTACACGCCAGAATTACTGGGGGAGTCATTTTATACCTCTGACGCTTCGTATAAAAAGGTTTCTACAGCTAGAGTCAATAC